CCACAATATAAAAGACTACAAGATGAATATGATAGTGCAGCTGCTCGATACAGTACAGAAGAAGGTAAAGAAGGATATGAGACGCTTTCACGGAGAGAAAAACTTTCTAGAGTGCAAGAATTGTACGGAGATACAAGTGCAGAAGCAAGAGCAATTGCAGACCAACTATCAAGAGAAGAGACTTTATACGGAGAGGGTGGAGCCGAATCACAGGCTATAGCTGCAGAATTAGCTCAGGCTGGTACTGCTCGTACTCTCGAAGCTGCTCAGATTGCTTCTAGGGCACAAGCTGCACAGACAAGGTATGGTACACAGGGCTTAGAAGCTACAAGATTAAGACAAGCCACAGGCAGGGCTACCCAGAGGCTCGGATTTGAAGAGGCACGTGTTGGTGGTCAGGTTGGGCGTGCACAGCAGGCGTACGCCGCTGAAGCAGGTAGGTACGCAGGACAGGCTACTCGTGCTGGAGAAGCGGAAGCTGCTGAAATAACAAGAGTTGGTGGCAGGACAGCCAGAGCTGGTACTGAATATCAGAGAGAATTAGAAAGGCTTGGTGCTGGTGGAATAGAACAACAAAGACTAGGAAGAGAAGAAGCAGCAGCAGGAAGAACTTTTCAGACTGCTATGGGAAGATTTGGAACTCAGAGGGGTGCTATTGAAGCAGAACGTCTGGGTGCAGTGGCTGGATTAGGTCGGAGAGAAGCTCTTGCCAAGAGACGATTTGTAGAAGGTGGAGAGCGAGCTAGAGAAGAATTACTTACACAGAGAGGTGCACTAAGAGAAAGAGAAGCTGAGACTGGTTTTACTGCAGCGGGAAGAGAATCAATGCTTGAGAGGGTTATGGCTCAAAGAGGTGGTCGAGCATTAGAGACTATGGTAGCAGAAAGAGGAGAAGAGCTTGGTGATGTTGAGACTCAACGGACTCTCACAGCACTTAGGTCTGCCGCTCAACAGGCAGAAGTGGGCTATGGAGAAGCCGCAGCGGGAGAACAATTACGAGGTGTTGAAGAAGCTGGTACTTATCGTCGAGATATTTTAGGACAACAGTTAGGTGCTGCAGGTGGAGAATATGAAGAAGCACTTGCTTCTGGGGCATATGGTCTTGAAAGAGCAAGGCTTGCACGGGAAGAGACTGAAGCAGCCGCAGGCTTTGGGACAGGAGAAGCCGCTCGTAGGCAGGCCGCCGCACAGGAGGCGGGAGTCTATCAGCTTGGAACTGCGGGCCTTGCGGAACAAGAGGCTAGGGAGACAGAGGAATACGGTCTTGGAAGTTTGGCACAACAACTTACAGAAGCAGAAGCAGAGCAAGCATATGCTACAGGAACATCCGAACAGAGACTTGCCGCATCTCAAGCTAGGGCAGCAAGGTCAACAGCCCAGAGACAGGCTGCACTTGGCGAAGCACAGACTCGTGCTGATGTTGCGGGTGCACAAAGATTAGGAAGAGTTACAGAGGCTGAACAGCTTTACGGTGAACAGGGTGCAGAAGCACGTAGGCTTTCACAATTATTAAGTGAAGCTGGCTTACAAAGAACATATGGACAGGACGTTTTAGGTCAACAGTTAACTTCGGCACAACGTGCCTATGGCACCGAGGGTGCAGCATACGGTCGGACAGGATTACAAGAAACAGCGGCTTTACGTGCATTAGAAACACTTGGTGAGCGGGCAACTCTTGGATATGGAGCAGAAACTGGTAGATTGGGTACACTCGGAACTCAAGCTCAATACGGATTTGACGAAGCTACAGGTAGATTAGGCCAAACACTTTCTCAAGCAGAGTTAGCAGAGAGAGCGGCAAGAGGCGGACTTGGCACAGCACAGGAACAGGCAGACTTAGCAAATCAGGCTGCTTTACGTGGATTAGGTACAGAAGCAGACAGAGCTGAACTTGGTCAGCGACAAGATATTTATGGCATTAATAGTCTATTACAAGGTTTAGGAATACAACAAGGTATGATGGGATTAGAACAAGAACGTGGATTTTATGATATTGGACAACAGTACCAAGCTGGCGTGAGTGGTATTGAAGGCTCATTACTGGGTGCACTACAGGGTATATTCTCACAGATGTTTGGACTTTCTCAAATGGGTGCTGGAGTCGGCGGCGGTCTCGGCGGTGGTGGTGGGTTTTTCCCAATTGGTGTTGGTCTCGGGGATTATGATGACACTAGTAGAGCATTTCTTCAGTAGAAAGTCCCTAGATTCCGTCAAGATTAAGGAGTAAATAATGGCAACACCATATCAAGTACCGAGCTTATCAGACATAATGTACACTAGGAGCCGTACGCCTACTCCTCAACAGGTTACGCTTAATAATCTTATGTCCTTCCTTAAAAGTGCTCAACAGATTAAAGCAGAGACTGAAGCTGAACGTAGTCGCAGAGAGTTCACTGTCGAAAGGGAGAGGGAAGAAAGAGCATGGCGTAGTTCGGAAGAAGCAAAAAGAGCATCGGTTGTACAGGACAATGAGAGTCGTAGGCAGATTGAAAGACGAGTTGATAAAATTAGGGCAGATAGAGAGAGGGCTAAGACCAAGACAACTAATAGAGCAAATCTCGTATTGAATCATGTTCTTAGAGATATTGACTCAGGGCGATTTGAGCGTGCTAAGTTGATGGCGAATGCTAATGAAGATTTATTTACAGATGCTGATATGGGACAATTTTACGACAATGCGATAGAAACTATTTCGTCAGGTAAGGAAAAAAAAGCTGGTGCACGTAAAGCTCTCAATCTTGCCAACCAAGTTGTGTTGGGAAACAAATTACCGTCAGAGTTTCTTCTTGATAATAATACTATAGAGCATGCTGATAATGATGCATATAATTTAGTATATAACCATATGTCAAAAGGTAGCGAGAGAATAGAACACTATAAACAGATGAAATTAAAAAGTGAATGGAATAGACTGACAGCAGACCATGAAGCACAAGCAAAATTACACTACGAATTATCTACAAATCCTTCTAATTATGATGAAAAGACTGGTGTTGCGATAGGTAGCCTTGCTTCATCTAAACAGATAATGGACGAACAAAGCTATGAGCTAGATAATTATTGGCCCAATGTTTTAAAAGAACTAGAACCGGAATTGGATAAGGACAAGACACTTGCTGATTTTAAATACGGTCCTAACCAAACACGTGAAGCGTTAAGAATATGGATAGAAGCCAAAGCGGTCACTAAGGAAGGTATTACAGATTCTACTGGCAAGAGAATGAAACTTACTGATGGGAAAGCAACCGAGGCACAGGTCGATGGATTTATGGGTCTTATAACTAGTGGAAAATTAAGAGCACTACAAACTCCTCAAGGATTTCTTAGTGACTTTTTAACATTTGACCAGTGGACAAAAATGGGATTTAAGTTGTTTGATGAAGATGATGATGGTGGTGATACTGAAGGACCTGCTATTACAGCACAAAATCCCGGTCCCGTAACGACATCTTTTGGTCAAGCCGTTCTTGATACTGGAAATTGGGGCGGCACGTTTGTATCGCTCCAAGATGAGAAGGGTGAAGAGTTTGCAGCAATTCCTTGGAAAGAGTTTGAATCGGCAATCGCAAATAACCCTTATGTTAGAAGAAATTTAGCACAGATAATAGGTACTGGTCAGGGTACATATGGAAACAAACCTATTACATATGAGCAGGTACAAGAATTAGTTAACCTATTTATTGCTCACTAATATGCCGAACGGTGTAAAATTTTCAGATGTTATCTTTTCAGATGACATCTTAGGTCCAGACCCAAAAGCATCAAGTAGTGATTTGTCTTCTCGATATCTTGCTGTTACAGCTCCACCTAGAGATGTAGATAGTTGGACTGACCACCTTCCCAATTTTTTAAAAGACGCATATAACGAGTCCATCACAGGACTCGCTCATACCATTATGAAAGGCGATAAGCCTTTTGACCTCAGTGGGTATGACCCCAATATCCTAGAAGATATAGCAGCACAGATATTTTCCTTTGTAATGCCACTTGACTTTGCTACGCTTGGAGTGGGAGCCAAGGTTGGTACTACATTTGCCAAGCCTGTCGTTAAGAAGTTAATGGCTGCTAAAGTATCGCCACGAGTTGCGGAGAGGGCAGCAAAGTTCGGAGCAGCTAAAGCTAAGATTAAAGCTATTAATCGCGGTGTTAAAGATGCAACAATGCTAGGATTCTATGATGGTCTGCACAGTGGTATTGAGCAACAGGCAGAGGAAGGTGGTGTGGACCTCACAGAGGTTCTTAAGTCTACTGCTGCTGGCTCTTTCCTTGGTGCTTCTATGGGTGGTGTTGGAGGATATCTTGCAGGTAAGGGAGTAAAGGCTGTGCCTAAGACAGCAGCAGAGATTGCTACGTTAGGTGTGGCTATACCAGTATCCGAAGCACGTGTACCCAATCCAAATGATGTAGTAGGTGCAGCGGGTATGGTCCTTGGGTTGAAGGCAGCGGGCAAGGGTCTTGGTATGACCAAAAGAACCTATGATGCTATTAAGTATATTGGTGATAAGAAAATTGAAACTGGCGGTCTGACTCCAGAGGTCATTGCTAAAGAACGTGGTGAGAAATTACCAAGACTTGCTGAGATATGGTATTCTAAACTTGGTCGCACTCCCAAAGGTGGCAGGCGTGAGGTTATTATAGGAAAGGTCTTTAAGGACCCAGAAACTAAAAAGAATATGATACCTCTCTATGATGTAGCATCGGGTAAGGCTTTAAAACCTATGCTTGAAAACAGATTTTATGATACACATATACGATTTAAAGCTGGTGTTAGGGAAGCATCCGGGGTTATAAGCTTTACAAACTTCGCCAAGAAGAGTGCAAGTCACAAAAGCCTTGCACAGGACCTAGAAACACTCACTCGTGGTAAAGAGCCTACAATCTTCCCTGAGCAGGCGCAGATAATTATGGAAACACTCAAGGGTGTGGATGAGAAAGTCATTAAAGGTCTGCGTGTTGAGCTTTCACGGCAACTAAAGAACTATCCTGCTAAATATACATTAGAAGGTGGACGTACTAAGAAAAAAGGTCCAATAATCAGGATTCGTGCAAAGCTTGCAGAGAAACTACGTGGAGAAGGCATTAAGCAGGGCAAGGACTTCGATAAAAATGCAAATGTAATGAACACATTTTTAGAGACATTCGGTGCTCATACGTGGTTCAAAGGATTGACAAAAGTACAAAGCAATGCTGTTCGTACCATTTTTAAGACTATGAAGGCCGAGAAAGTAGATTACGTGATTAGCTCCAAAGGTGGTAAGGATGTTGTAACTAGAATTTCAGCTTTAGAAAAATATTTCAGAGAAGGTGGTGCTACAGCACAAGAAGCTAAGGCTTTAAGTACGAATCCTGCTAACTTCTTTTCTAGGGCTTTTGCTGAGTATGCTTTAACAGAAAGATTACCAACAAGAGAACTTGCTCCATTTTATAAGAATATGATGGGAGGTCTTGCTGAGAATTTAGCAAAAGTAAGGTCACGTAATAAGGCTTGGGGTTCACAGCAACAACTTCTTGAAACTGTGTTTGATTCCATACTCGGTAAAAAAGCACCCACAAGGATTAAAAAGGTTAATCTTAAGAAGTATAGAATCAGTGCTATCAAGCGTATGGAAAAAACACTACGTAAATATGGTATGCAACAGGCAGACATTGCCAAAATAAAAAGTACTGCTTTAGGTACAAGCAAGCAAGTACGTCTTGAACGACTGTCAAACAAAAGCCTTGAGAAGATTATAGAAAGATTAAGATTTGAACGTGATGTTGCCAATACGCAGAAGCGTATGGCTGCAATTAAAGCCAATATTGCTGAGATTCCTAAAGAGGGATTCTTTTCTAATCCACTTTCAGACGCTCTCAAGCCCGTTGAGAAGACACTCAACAGGACTAGGACCGGTAAGGATGTGACATCCAGTGTTGATAATTACTTATCAACGGAGAAGAACATCGAAGGAACGATATACGAAAGATTGAGAGAGGCTGGTATTCATCTTCCATTTATGACATTTCGACCCGGTGCACAGAGACGTCATGCTGAAAAGATTGCTGATGCCATGGAAGACCCTAGGACGCAGACAGAGTTCAATAAGATTATGAACGGACTCTATGATGAATTCGTAAAGCCACTTGCCGAGAAGGGCGTGGAGATACAGAAAAGGATTGGCAACTACTTTCCTCGCATAATGCGTGAGGATGTTGCTAATATTATATTTGATGATACATATAAAATAGCAAAGCTTTCTAAGATTGAACATCTGGCATTTGACCAGAAGACCGCAAAGAAAGCCTTATCCGCTGGTGACTTTAAAAAGCTCAGTGCTATTATCGAGAAACTTTCAAAACAGAAAAAAGGAAAATTACATCGTTATACTAAAGATGCGATACAACACTTGATTGATACTCAGGGTAATGGAATAAGTACAACATTTGAAGCTGTTCACAGACTCAGGGAGATGTCATTTAGAGATAAGTTCATATCCTTTGGCAATATTGAGAAGTCTAGGAAAGCTGAACTACCGTCTGGCTTCTATGAAAGACGTGCAGATGTAGTATTGCACAGATATGCTACCAAGCTAGCAAGGCGTGTAGCATATGTAGAGAACTTCGGACCGAAAGGTGAGAAGATGCTTGGCAGGATAAAGAAACTTGAGATAAAAGACCCGAAAGCCGCTAGGATGGCAACAGAAATGTTTGACCAGCTTACTGGTATCGTGGAGCTTAATCCAGATAAGGGCTACTCTCCTCTTACTAAGAAGTTTCTAGATGAGTGGATGTCATTCTCCGTGGGAACTAAGATTGGTCTTGGTCTCGCTACAATTCCCAATATTACACAGTCTCTGATATCTACAATAGCAGATGCCGGATATATGAACTTCTTTAGGTCCGCAATTAAAGGTGCTACCGAGAGTCGTCGTAAGTTTGTACGCACATCTGGTGCTATTAACTATAATGTTAATAAGCAAATGTTTGGACAAAGGCATGATTCTTACCTGTCCAAAGTAGCGGATAAGATTACATTCTTCTCTGGTTTCCAAGCTATCAACAAAATTAATAACTGGCTTGCAGCTTCCACCGCAGCGGATTGGATTCCCAAACTAATTAAAGAGGCCAATGCTAAGACTACACGAACTTTTAAGGTTGGTGGTAAGACATTTAGTAAAAGAGATTGGGCTAGAGAAAAGCTTAAGGACTTGAACATAGACTACAAAAAGAAAATGACCGAGGAAACTATTACCAAGGGTATGGTAAAGTTTGCACGTGATTCTCAATTGCAGAAGAGTGTTCTAAAAGACCCACAATTTTTCAACAGTCCAGCGGGAAGACCTCTGGTAACATTTAAAAGATTTGGACTCAGGCAGTTTTACTATTCTAAAGATTTAATGTGGAAAGACTATAAACGTGGCAACGTACTTCCAACAATCCGTATGGCTATGGGAGGTATGGCAGGTGGAGTAGGTGTTATATGGGCAAAGAACGAGATAAGAGAGTTATTAAGTGGAGAACCTCATTACAGGGATGATGTTGGAGCTAAGGCTGTCATTGCTAATATAGCTGCAGTAGGTGCATTCGGTGTGGCTACTGATATAGTAGCTTCCGAATCAATTGTCAGGAGCCTTGGATTCCTTGTTACTCCAGTACAATTATCTGATACAGCAAAGATATATAGCGCTGTACTCGCTTTCGAGAAGGACCTACAGGAAGGATACGGTCTAGGTGAAGCTTCCCACAGGAGTGTTATGAGAGTCGCAGGTGTATTCGGTACACTTACAAAAGAAGCTGCCAAGAGAATACAACCAGAAGAGCAGAAGAAGAACCGTATTCTGCAACTCAAGGGTGAAAAGCGGAGTGAAATCCTTGACCTGTTTATAGATGCACAGCAATTTGATGCCAAAGGGAAGAGAGAGAAAGCCATAGAAACACGTGAAGAAGGCGAGAAAAAATGGGAGCTTTGGAATAAGGCATACAGGAATATGGGCTACTACACTGATAAACAACGTAGGTGGAAATCATTTGGTCTCACCACTGAAGAGCTGTCCTATGGAGAGATACTCCGTAAGGTTGCGGAACGTAGAGAGAAGCGCGTAGGTAAAAAATATGCCTAACGGAGCAGTGACATCGCCTAACGGAGAAGTTACACCACAGAGTGATAGTTTTTTAGGTATGCTCTTAGAGCTACTTAAAGGACGCTGGACTGAACGTGAGGAACAAACTGGACAACCTATGGGCATACAAAATGTTGCAGCGTTATCTACGTTAGAGTTCCTTAAACCACCACAAAAGATGGTCCCGACTAAAAATCCCAAGCTACTGAAAATGGGACTAAAGGAAGAAATGAATCCCGAGTACCTGCAAATGGTTGCGATGGGTCCACTATCTTCTGCGTCTAAGGTAGATAAGCTTGCAAAAGGAGCTTTAAAAGCTGCAAAGAAATCTGGTGAAAAGATGATTACTTTATATAGGGGGAACCGGAAATGGGCATCAAAGGAAATGGTTCAAAATAAAAGCTTTGTAGGTCCAGAGACTGTTGGTGGTCACACTATAAGCGTAGCACATAAAACAGCTCCGTCTAAGTCATTGTTTGTTTCAACCGACCCCGTTTATGCGGCAGGAAGGGCAGAAGGGGGATTTTTCTCTATTAATGCGAAGCGTATATTAAAGTTTATGAAAAAAGAAAAAGCATATTATAATAAACATGATATGATGATATACCCAAATAATCCACATTGGAATAAAAAAGATTTTAATAAAGCTATTAAAGAGCAGATGGATAATATAGCATCTATAAAACGTCAGGCAAAATATGAAAATAGAGCAGGGCAACATGTTTTAGAATTTCAAGTGCCTCAAAGCTGGGTAGAAAAGTATGGCAAGACGTCAGATGCAATAGGTGGAGCATATGAAGGGACTTTTCTATTTGATGAAGGACTTCCAGTGGCTTTTTTGAAAAAGGTACATAGGAACTGATATGCCCGTAGAAAATCTCGCGGTGGGTATTAGGGTGGAAAATAAATATGGCTAGAAGAGGAAGACCAAATAAAGCTGAGATAAATAAGCAACTCTTTGGTAAGGCTAACAACTATTACAGGAAGAAGTGGTTTACTGATTCTCAGAAGAGTATGGATTTCTATTTGAATGAACAACTCTCTGCCCAGGAGAAAGAAGACTTACGTGAGGGTGGAATGCCAGATTTTATTATCAATAGAATTACTCCAGCTATTGATATTATGAAATACTTTGTAACTGCAAATAACCCCAGGTGGCAGGCAATAGGAGCAGAAGGAAGCGATTCTGATATAGCTCACGTTCATAGTATGATTGCAGAATATTGCTGGCACCTATCAAATGGTAAGAGTTTATTTGGTGGTGTAATTCAAGATTCTCTTGTTAAGGGTATTGGTATATTCAGAGTTGATGTTGATCCTGATGCAGATAGAGGTGTGGGAGAAGTAGTCTTTCGTTCAATTGATCCCTATGATGTATATGTTGATCCAATGAGTAGAGATTTTCTATTCCGTGATGCGAATTATATTATAGTCCAGAAGAATCTTAGTAAATCATCTCTTATTAGTATGATGCCTGCGATGAAAAGGAAGATTGTAAGAGCGACTGGTTCAACAGAAAGTAAACAGTATTCAATGAGGGATGTTCATGACTCGGAGACTATCCAGCCAGGAGATGTAGAAAATGAGGCTTATACTCTTGAAGGAGAGCAGGATGAGATTTTAGATTATTACGAAGTATACACGAAAGAGAGAGTTCCCTACATAAATGCATGGATTCGTCAACCTCCCTCTGCACAGGAACTTCAAATTATAAGAGATGAGGCTCGTCAAGAAGCAGAACTTATTGCAAAGGATATAGAAGTTTCTCTGAAAGAGAGAGAAGTAGAATTTTCTCAGTTAGTTCAAGAAGGAGAGATGCTCCCTGAGAGAATGGAAGTAGAAATGCAAAAAGCTGAAATGGAAGCTAGTGCAAAGATGGAAGAGCAGGAAGCAATCCTTGAGGCTAAACTTGTCGAAGCTAAAACTAAGACTGTGCAAGTTGTGATGGAAAAGTCTGTTTTTGATGACCTGATGAAAGATAAAGAATACGCTGCTAGCGTTGTCGAAGCAATTGATTTCTTTAAAACAAAGGTAAAAGTTTGTGCATCGGCTGGAGATATGTATTTATATGAAACGGAACTTCCATTGAGTGAGTATCCTATTATTCCTGTGATGTATAATTTTACAGGGACTCCTTACCCAATTGGGGCTGTTGTTCCAATGATAGGTAAGCAAAGAGAGATAAATAAGGCTCATCAGATAATGCTTCATAATGCTAATCTTGCTTCTAACCTAAGATGGTTATACACAGAAGGTAGCATTGACGAGGAAGAATGGGAGAAGTATTCTAGTTCACCTGGTGCTCTTTTAAAATTTAGACAAGGATTTGAAATTCCAACGGCCGTCCAACCTCTTCCGATTAACAATGCATTCTATACTATCACACAGGAGGGAAAAGAAGATATAGAATATATTAGTGGCGTAGCTTCTCAGATGCAAGGGGTAGGAGAACCTCAACACGAAACTTATAGAGGAATGTTAGCCCTTGATGAATATGGAACTCGTAGGATACGACAGTGGGTTAATAATGTAGTAGAACCCGCTCTTGAACAGATTGGAAAAGTATTCAAGGAGATTGCTCAGTTTACTTATAGCGCCCAAAAAGTATTTCGTATTGTTCAACCAGAAGCGGGAGCATCAGAGGGTGAAGTACAAGAAGCATCAATTAATATACCTATATACAATAATTTTGGTGAAGTTATAAAAAGGTGGAATGACTACCAATCCGCAAGGTTTGACATACGCATTGTTGCTGGCTCAACGCAACCTGTGAACCGATGGGCATTAATGGATGAGTATTTCAAGTGGTTCCAGGCTGGGCTTATTGATGATATTGCGATGTTGTCTGAGACAGATATTAGAAATAAGAAAGCAATTATACAGAGAAAGAGTATGTACGCACAAATGCAGGAACAAATATCTCAGATGGAAGAGGCGATAGACGATAGAGATGGAACAATTGAAACTCTTGAACGTCAAGTAGTACAAGCAGGCATACGTGAAAAAATTAGTCAAGGCGAGAAAGTTGTGAATAAAGAAATAACACAAACACAAGCCGAGCAAAAACTTCTGCAACGCATGATGAAAGGCGAAGCAGACTTAGCAAAGAAGGAAATGAAACTTGACAAAAAGAGTGTTGCAAGTGACAGAAGTTAATGATTAAATTAGAAGGAGTACAACATGAGTGAACAGAACCAGGAAAACCTACTCGCAGATGATTCAGAAAAGGAATCTGCAGTAGCCCCTGATGATTCACTGGCTGATACAGAGAATTTTTTCTCTCAGCTTGATCGACAAGTTATGGGTGAAACGCTAGACCAGCCTACAGTAGAAGCTCAATCGCAAGAGTCAACTTCCCCACAGGGGAACTCTGTTGCAGAGCGAAATGTCTCTCCCGATGAGGGGGCGGCGAATCTAGAAAAAAGGTACAGTGATTCTTCTCGCGAAGCAAAACGACTTAACAATCGTTTGAAAGAGATAGAACCATATATGCCTATTTTAGATGCTATGAAGGAAGACCCTAATTTAATTTCTCATGTGAGAGGTTATTTTGAGGGTGGAGGCTCAGCTCCTAAGAATATCAAGGAGCAACTTGGATTAGATGAGGATTTTGTCTTTGATTATGACGATGCTTTGTCTGACCCAGATTCATCATCTGCGAAGTTGTTTAATGCGACTGTAGATGGTGTGGTGCAAAAGAGGTTAAATGATTTTGCTAAACATCAATCAGAAAATGCTCGTAAGACATCAGAGGAAAACTCCTTTAAGGAGAAATTCAATGTGTCTAATGAGGATTATACTGAATTGATGGATTACGCAAAAGAACATAGGCTGACTTTGGAAGATGTTCATTATCTCAAGAATCGGGACCAGAGGGATACGAGAGTAGCCGATGGAGCGAGGGAAGAGGTAATTCAACAAATGAAGAATGTAAGGTCTATGCCTACAAGCGTTGCATCCACTGGTAATACACATCGTGAAGAAAAATCAACCGATGATCTTATCTTTGATAAGTTGCTAAGTGAAGGAGCCGGGCTAGCAGAGTTAATGTGAACTAACTAAACATAGGAGTTTAGAAAAATGGCAGATACAAGCTATCCAAGCACGACGCCTCTTTTTCTGGCTACTTCTACGGGTTTAAGTGAAGGCTATGGAGCCTCACAAGGTTCATCTCTTAGCACTGGCGATTTACGCAGACGATATGATTTTTCTGAGAGATTTTCAGAACTATCGATTGCTCAGACCCCGTTTTTTCGGTTAGTCTCCCAAATCGCTAAGAAGCCTACGGATGATCCTGAATTTAAATTCACGGAAAAACGCCAGTCATGGATGAAGCGTTATGCTTATGTTGTAGGATACCATAATGGTAGTGCCGCTGTTCATAACAATGCCACATTACATGATACTTCTAACGATGCTATTGCAGCAGGCGCAGAAGTAGCCGTATATATGGCAGCCGATTATGAATCAGCTGGTAATATCCAGAATGTCTACAACAATGCAAATACGAAGATTGCCGTAGGAGACACGGGGACAGCCCCTGAGTTTTTCCAAGTCAATCAAATAGTCCGAATCAATACGTCCGCATCAGCGGGGGGTGTTATTAGTGATTACCTTCTCATGCGTGTTACAGAGGTTGCGGCTCAATCCGCAGCTGATCTTTCAGGTGGTGGTGGAAGCGCCACTGCGGAAGTAAAAAAGGTAACGGGTACACTTCTTCGCTCTTCATCTGATTCAGAGCTTGGTTCTTTTAGTTCTAGTAATGTTCCTATTTGTGAAGTGTACGCTAGGGAAATTCATAGCCAGCTAGAAGGACAGAGGGCATACGTTGTTGGTAATTCTTATGCAGAAGGATCTGGATTACTTGGGAAAACGTGGAAAGACAGTCCTTACAGTACTGGTTATGGGCAGACACAAATCTTCCGTAATGAGTTTGGAATGACAAACACAGCCCGTGCTACGGTTCTGAAATATGAGCCTAACGAATGGGCACGTGTTTGGAAAGACAAATTGATTGAACACAAATGGGACTTAGAACAAGCAGGCTTGTTCAGTAAACAGGGTTCAGCCGATTCCGTCGCACACACTCAGGGCGCAGTTGATTATGTGATGCAATTTGGGAATACATTCTCGTGGTCTACTAGTAAAACAGCAGACGACTTCTTGGATGATATGTCCAAATACCAAGACCCGCGTTACAATCAGGACAAGGCAACCGTTTTCTTTTGTGATACGGCAGTTTACAACTGGTTACACAAACTAGGTGGATATTTTAAACAGAATATCCAAATCGGACAAGTTGCTAAAGAATCGCAAGCCGATACGCAACTTTTCGGTGCAGACCTAGCTGTAACAGGTCGCAAGAAGGTTATGGGATTAGACATGACTACTATTAGTACTGTCTACGGTGACATTAATGTGACTCGTTGTATTGCTCTCGATGGTTCTCCCGTCAAGATTCTTGGTGTCAATTTGAATAATGTCAAATACCGTCCATTGGTCGGTAATGGCGTTAATCGTGATACTTCGATCTACGTGGGAGTTCAAACACTAGAGAACTCTGGTATCGACAAGAGAGTCGATATGATTCTCACTGAAGCTGGCTTCGAATTTATGATGCCAGAATCACACGCTATCTGGACTTAATAGTAGGTAGTGTAAATTGCAGGTAAATCTCCGTAGGTCTTTCCTCCTTTCTCCCTGCGGAGATGACCCTGTTTTTTAAGGAATAGAATGAATAAGCTTTGGGAAAAAGTAAATAATATAACAGGAAACGATACCAAGTCTAGGTATCTTGTTGAGTATATTAATGCTGGTTCTAAGTTTATTCTTTCAGCTTTACCTGAAAAATTTTTATGGACAATAGCAAGTGAATCAGAGATTAGTGGATGGAATGCTAGTGGGACAGATGTAATAGGAGATGGTTCTAGTATTGCATACGATAAAATACTTGCGGTATATAGATATGATAGTGGGAAAAGAAGAGTAGCTGCTGAAGCTCCAGATAATAGTATTCATATCTTTGATGAAGAGGATAGTCTTCTTAGGGCGACTGAGATGTTTCCTAAGTTTTATAAGTTAAGTGGAAAGATTTTTATAAAGCCTGATCCTGATTATAATTCATCTGGCTCTCAACAAACATACACTCCTCTTGGTGGAAGCTCTACGGATGTAGGTGCTGGTGCTGGAGATAAGGGAGTTATAGTATATTCAGCCCCTCCAGTAATAGATGAGAATACAGATACTTGGATGTTAGTTGAATATGAGAATATAGTTATACTATATGCTGCTTCTCTTGATTTTATGAGGTTATCTCAATATTATAGGGGTCTTTGCAAAACAGAAGTAGATAGAATATTGTCAACTACAATTCCTTCTTTTACATCTAATCTTCCTAGTTCGTATCCAATATTTTCCTTTTCAGGGAGTATCCCCAGTGCATTTAGTTTAGATGAAACGATACCTAGTGATTTTACTATTACAGGATCAGTACCAGTAGGATTCTCACCAACTACTACTCTTCCTAGTGATTTTAGTTTAACAAAATCTATTCCATCATTCACTTTTGTTGGTAGTTTACCTTCTGAGATTTCATTATCTAAGACTCTACCTGATGGATTAGTGTTATCAAGATCGCTTCCCAGTGCTATTTCTGTCGGGGCTACTTTACCAACATTTAGTTATACTGATTCTCTTCCAGTCCCAATTAACTTGTCTTCTTCATTACCTAGTGCTTTTAGTATATCTTCAAGTTTACCTGATAATATTGTAATTGCGACATCCATTCCATCCAGTTTCAATCTTACACAAGCTCTATCAACAGGTTTTGTCATGAATACGAGTTTACCATCATATCCAGTTTCTGTCTTATCAACCGATATAACAGCTACAGTTGCTGATGTTGTGGATGCTGCAAAAGTACTTGAAGGTGATATGGCATCTGATGATAATAGTACTAAGACTAGCTTAAGTGCCATCCATTGGTTAGAAGATGAAGATACTGAGATGTCAAGAGCAGTTTCTGAGATTTCTCAAACTGAGCTTGGTATTGCACGATCTAGGTTAGAGAATGAGAAATTTAAAATAGAAGAGTTCGCACAGAAGGTAAATGCTAATTCCGCTGAATTTTCTAGTAATTTGAATAAATTTTCTCAGGAAGCTCAAGAAGAATCTCAAAGAATAAGCTCTTCTGTGGCTATACATAATGCTGATGTGCAAAAAGAACAACAGAGAATAGCTGCTGAGGTGTCAAAATATCAATCAGAAGTTCAGAAAGAAGGAACAAGATTTAATAATTCAATATCTTCATATCAATCTGAAGTCTCCAAAGAGCAACAACGGATTAACTCAGGCTTGAATATTTTTAAGAATGAGCTGGACAAAGAATCCCAAAGGTTTAATGCTGATCTTCAGAGTTGGGGTCAATCTCTTGCTAAATCGACTACGAGCTTTCAGAGTGATTTGGCTAAGTTCACAACAGAATTAGAAGAAGAGACAAGTAAGTTTAACACTGAAGTATCAGCTTATCAGGCAGAATTAGCTAAAGTAAGTGCGGCGAAGGGAATTGATGCCTCTAATTTTGAAAAAGAACTTCAAAAGGAAGTCCAGAGAATCAATACAGAAGTTAGCAAATTCCAAGCTGAGTTTTCAAGAGAAGCTAAAAAGTTTGATAGTACATTATCAGCATTTATGTCTGAGGTAGAAAAGGAAGGAAGTAGAATGCAGAGTGGTTTAGGGAAGTATAGTGCTGAAATTGGAAGGGAAACGTCTAGAATTAATGCTGATGCTGTGAGGTATAAGGCTGAGATAGATAAAGAAGTCCAAAGGATCACAGCTCAACTAGGTATTTTTCAGGCTGATGTGCAAAAGGAAAGCCAGCGTATTGCAAATGGATTACAGATATATGCAGCAAAGTTAAATGAAAGCTCACAAAGATTTACAAGTGATTCAACAAAATTTCAATCAGAAATGTTAAAAGCAAAGTCTTCATTAGAAGAAGCAGGGATTAGACTCCAAACAGCTGGTGCTTATACGAAAAAGAGTAATGACTCTGTACAAACATCTGCTATCTACTATCAAAGAGCTTTAAGTGAACTTCAGGGAATCTCAGGTGCAATAGCCGCTCCTGAGGAACAACAACAGTCTCAGAGAAGAGAGCAGGGAGCTACTTCCTAATGACTATATTAGAAATGATGGAAAGAGCCAACTCCCGTGATACAAAACTAGTTATTGCTTTTGTTAAAGATGCTATTATGAGACTTCAATCAACAACTGAGGAAGTTACAAAGGTAGATAAGCAGAATATCGTAGAAAATACGCGAGATTATAATATCCCTGTTGATATGGTCGCAATAAAGAATATTAGCGTTCTTGATACTGAAGACGATAATAAATATAAGTTGATTCGTAGACTTGCAAACGAGCCAGTTATTACTGAGGATACAAATCCATAATGAGTTACGATACTCATAGAACATATGCATATTTCCATCTGGGGAAGCAACTTCGTTTATACAAAATTGTACGAAGCTCTGGCAGAGTAGTAGATTCACAGGGTAGGGTTAGCGGTGGGGCATCGGATGATCTTATTTACCCTGATGAGGCAATTACCAATGGTTTAAGGATAGAATACACGGCTATTGAGAAACCTTTTGTACAACAAGACCCAGAGACGACTTCTTATTCGAGTTTAACAGAGGTATCCTCCCCCGCAGAATCCACTCATGTTAATTTGAATAGGATGCTCTCTCTGGCAGTTGTAGATTTTATTAAAGCCGCAATGTCTGAAAGAGAAGGTAACATCCAGTTAAAAGAGTATTATATGAAAGAGTTTTACAGTAAAATTGCTGATAACGAGAGTAACAAAAACAAAGTTTTCATAGCACATGCTATGAGACCATTCGCAGTGAAATAGGAGATAAGTAATGAGTGGAAGAATTGATTATTCAATAAGTATGACAGCTATACAGGATGGTACTTTTGACATAACCTATGACCAAAGTCAGCAGACCAACGTATCAAATGCTGAAATGGATTTTATAGATACTAGTATTGGTAAAAGTCTTGGTGGTGGAAAATCAAATACAACTTGGGGTGCTAACTCCGTAGGTGGGTGGTCGTCTGGTACCCATACTCATATAACATCAAATGGAAGTACTGGGACAGATATTACTGTAGCCTCTGGAGATGATGGATTATGGATTAAGCACACTGGATTTAAATTTGACAGTGGGCTATCTACAACAGTAGAAGATACAGGTAAGGTTATAGTATATGCAGTAGGGGGTAGTACAGAAGTTTGTAGATTGTCAGCAGGTCAAGCTATGTTTTTCCCAGCACCTAAAGATGGGGCTTGGAAAGTTAAAGATGATACTGGTGGCGAAGTTATTGCAGTGGAATATGCAATTTTAACCTAAATAGGAGAATAAGATGCCAAAGTTACCAAAGGGAATACTTGATTACTCAGCCCAAGAAAGTGTGGCTCCGTATATCAAGGCAGTGGTTGCCACTACTAGTACGCAAGATGCTTGTCGAGCAGTTCATATGAAGGGAACAGCAGCGGATGTAACTTTAACGATTGGTGGAGACGATATTGTCTTTCACTTACTTAAAGGACATACATATCCAATATGTGCGACAAAGTCTTCTTCAACTAGTGTAGTACTTTTATATTAGAGATTTAATATGCCAGAAGCAACTCGTTCATATGCTAATATAGAGTTTTTACAGGGTACAGATTATGTCCTTGTAATTACTATGGATTCAGGCACTGCTTTTACGAATAAAACGTATAGAGCTACGGTAGTAAGAGATGCTTCTGGGACGGATTTCACTGGGAGTACGTCAACTGGGAAATTAGAAATCACAGAAACGGAGACATCGAATGTAGGGCAGGTTATCACTGCTGGAGGGGGATCATCCACTCCTACAATAACAGTTAAGTTTTATGGAACTGTAACAGATGATCTTCCTGATGATTTTGAAGGATATTGGGATTTAGTAGAAAAGGATGTAAGTTCTACTACGGCCGGTCATGCAGCTATATACACAAGGCAAATGGAGGGAGATGTAGTAGTTAGAAATATGGCTACTGCACCATTCTAATGGCATCAGAAAGCACAAATGTAGCAAGTAAAAGTTTTAGTACTCAGACGGCTATAAAGTCGTCAGAGTCATTCACGATAAATTCGGCAAAAATTCCTCATACATCTTCAAATATTAGTTCAACTAATGTAAAAGATGCTATTGAGGAAGTTGCAACCCAAGTTGCAGTAGGTGCGTCAGCCCCAGTAACGGCTGTTACCGAAGGTGATTTGTGGTACGATACAGATGATGATATTCTTTTTGTAAGGAGAGATACTTCTTGGATTGAATTAGTTCAAGAAGAACTCTCAGGGAATATCGATGGTGGAACATGGTAATAATAAAATAAGGAGTTAGCTATGGCTAACAAAATACAGTTCAAACGTGGAACTGCCGACCCTTCAGCGTCAGGCAACTCTATTGGAGAACCTCTATTCAGATACGATGATACTAATAGTGTCTATAAGCTATTTGTAGCGAGTAGTGATTCTGCCGTAAAGTGGGTGGGAGCACCTATTCTTGACCAAGATAATATGTCAAGTGATAGTGCAACCTCTCTTGCGACTCAGCAGAGTATCAAAGCATATGTAGATGCTCAAGTAGATACTGCAGATGCTCTTTCCGAGTTAGC